ATGGCCGGAACGGGGGAGGGCGCGCGGTGGACGCAGGCGCGGCGACGGCAATTCCTGGAGGCGCTGGCGATCAGTGCCGATGCGGGCGTGGCGGCGCGGGCGGTGGGAGAGACGCTCGGCGCGGCACGGGGATTGCGGCGACGCGATCCCGGCTTCGCGAAGGGCTGGGCCGAGGCGATCGGAGCGGCGCATGCGCTGGTCGAGGAAGGTCGGCTGCGCCGTATGCTGATCCTGTTGTCTGTGGCTGAGGGTGGGGAGGACGGGGGAGAGGCCGGTGCGGGGACCGCCGGCCTCTCCATCACCCCGCCGCTCAGCGCCACTGAGGTGCAATTCTATCTGAAGCTGCTCGCGCGGCGCGATGCACTGGCCAAGGCTGGTGATGGCGTCAGCGAAGCGGTGCGGGCCGATGCAGCCGAGACCGATGCGGCGCTGGAACGCGCGCTCGACGGGTTGGCACGGCGGCGGTTGAAGGGGATGGCGTGATGGCGGGACAGGATGCGGCAACGCGGCTCGCCACGCTGGCGATGCTGGAACCCTGCGCGCGCGAACAAGCGCTGGCCGCGCTGACGGCCGCGCAGAAGCGCGAACTGGTCGAGCGATGGGAATTATGGGCGCATGACGGACAGGTGGCGCCACCGGGCGACTGGCGGGTCTGGCTGATCCGGGCGGGACGCGGTTTCGGCAAGACGCGTGCGGGTGCTGAATGGGTGAGCGCGCTGGCCCGCGACAATCCTGGCGCGCGGATCGCGCTGATGGGCGCAACGCTCCGCGATGTTGAACGGGTAATGGTGCGCGGCGAAAGTGGGCTGCTGGCGGTGGCGCGCAAGGGCGAAGCGCCCAAATGGATCGGCAGCCTGGGACAGGTGCATTTCACGTCGGGCGCGATCGGCTTCGCTTACTCGGCGGCGGCGCCCGAGGCTTTGCGCGGGCCGCAGCATCACGCCGCCTGGTGCGACGAACTGGGCAAGTGGAAGGGGGAGGCCGGATGGGACAATCTGATGATGACGCTCCGGCTGGGCGAGCATCCGCGCGTGCTGGTCACGACCACGCCGCGCGCGACGCCGCTGATGCGCAAGGTCATGGCACTGCCCGACTGTGTCGAGACGATCGGGCGGACCAGCGACAATGCGCATCTGCCCGACAGCTTTCAGGATGCGATGCTCTCCCAGTATGGCGACACGCGGCTGGGGCGGCAGGAGCTGGACGGCGAGATGGTCGACGACCGCGAGGGGGCGCTGTGGACCCGCGCGCTGCTCGACCGGCAGCGGGTGAAGACGGTGCCCGCGCTCGACCGGGTGGTGGTCGGCGTCGATCCGCCTGCGACGAGCAGCGGCGATGCCTGCGGGATCGTTGCGGTCGGGCTCGGGCGCGACGGGCATGGCTATGTGCTAGAGGATGCCAGCGAGGCGGGGCTGTCACCCGAAGGCTGGGCGGCGCGCGTGGCGGGCTGTGCTCGGCGCAACCGCGCCGACCGGGTGGTGGCCGAGCGCAACCAGGGCGGGGATATGGTCGAAAGCGTGCTGCGGCTCGCCGACCCGACCCTGCCGGTGCATCTGGTCTATGCCTCGATCGGAAAGGCCGCGCGGGCGGAGCCGGTGTCCTTTCTCTATGCGCAAGGACGCGTGTGGCATGCGCGGGGATTTCCGGCGCTGGAGGACGAGCTCTGCGGGCTAGGGGTGGCCGGGGCCTATGACGGGCCGGGCCACTCGCCGGATCGCGCCGATGCGCTGGTCTGGGCGCTGACCGAGCTGATGCTGTCCGGGCGGGGCCCGCCGGGGATACGGAATTTGTGAGGGCATCTTTTCCTCCCCTGCAAGGGGAGGTGGCAGGCCGCAGGCCTGACGGAGGGGTGTCACGCTTGGAGAGGTAGGTCCGTCCTGGCGGGCGGTGACACCCCTCCACCAGCTTCGCTGGTCCCCCTCCCCTTGCAGGGGAGGAATGGTTTCGAGGAGCAGATACGATGAGGATGTTCGGTCGCAAGGCCGGGCGGGGGGCCGCGCGTCCTTTGCTCGGGCTGGGCTTGGCCCGGTCGGGGGTGCCGCTGACGGGGGCGGCGCCTTCCTATGAAACGCAGGTGCGTGAGGGGTACTTACGCAATCCAGTGGCGCAGCGGGCAGTGCGGATGGTCGCGGGCGGGCTGGCGGATGCGCCGCTGACCGCCTCGCATCCGGAACTGATCCCGCTGGTCGCGGCGCGCGGCGAGGGGCAGGCGCTGCTGGAGACGGTAGCGACGCATATGTTGTTGCACGGCAATGCCTATGTGCAGGTGCTGCGCGATGCCGACGGCCAGGTCGCCGAGCTGTTTGCGCTGCGGCCCGAGCGGGTGACGATGGAGCTGGACGCCAGCGGCTGGCCCGCCGCGTTCCTCTACCGTGCCGGCGGGCGGGTGACGACGCTGCCGGTCGATCCGGTACGCCCGCAGGTCGTGCACGTGAAGAGCTGCCATCCGCTCGACGATCATTATGGACTGGGTTGTCTGGGCGCGGCGGCGGGGGCGATCGCGATTCACAACGCGGCCGCCGCCTGGAACCGGGCGCTGCTCGACAATGCGGCGCGGCCATCGGGGGCGCTGGTCTATGATCCGGGGGACGGCTCGACCCTGACCCCGGACCAGTTCGAGCGGCTGCGCGCCGAGATGGAGGGCTTTGCGGGCAGCGGCAATGCGGGGCGTCCATTGCTGCTCGAAGGCGGGTTGAAGTGGCAGGCGATGAGCCTGACGCCCGCCGAGCTCGATTTCATCGCGGCCAAGTCGTCGGCGGCGCGCGAGATCGCGCTGGCCTTTGGCGTGCCGCCGATGCTGCTCGGGCTACCCGGCGACAATACCTATGCCAATTACCGCGAGGCGAACCGCGCGCTTTGGCGGCAAGCGATCCTGCCGCTGGCGGGGGGAATCCTCAGCGGTCTTTCGCAGGGACTCGCGAGTTGGTTCGAAGGGGCGAGCCTGTCGGTCGACATCAACCGCGTCACCGCACTGGCCGAGGAGCGCCAGATGCTGTGGCAGATGGCCGCCCGCGCCGACTTCCTCGATCCGGCGGAGAAGCGCGCCATGGTCGGCTTGTCATGAGCGGCGATGTTCTGGCGCGGCTGCTGGCGCAGGCAGCGGATAGCGGTGCCGACCTCGTAACCTTGCGTGCGGTCGCCGAGGAAGCCGGCGAGCTGGGCGCAAAGCGGGCACTGACCCGGTTGGGCCTGTCGGACGCCGATGCGGCGGAGGATGTCGCCGAGCTGCGCGAACTGCTGTCGGCGTGGCGTGATGCCAAGTCGTCAGTGTGGAAAAGCGCGATCGGCTGGCTGACCCGGCTGCTCGGCGCGCTGCTGCTGGCGGGGATCGTGATGCGGCTGGGCATGGAGGACTGGCTGAAATGAGCCTCTCCTTCACCGGCTATGCCGCGATCTGGGACCGGTTGGACCGGGCGGGCGACGTCATGCGGCGCGGCGCCTTCGCGGGCGCCGAGCATGTGCCTTTGCTCTGGCAGCATCGCGGGCAGGCGGTCGGGCGCATCGCGACCCTGGCGGAGGACGATACGGGGCTGTCGGTCGAGGGGACGGTCGACGACCCCACGCTTGCCGCACTGGTCCGCTCGGGCGCGGTGGCGGGACTGTCGGTCGGCTACCGGCCGCGCGTCGTCCATCAGGGGGCGGCTCGCGCGATCCTGTCGGCCGAACTTCTCGAAATCAGCCTGGTGACGGTGCCGATGCAGCCGCTCGCCCGCGTGAATCACATTTTGACCAAGGGGGATTGATATGGACGTGATCGAACGACCCGTGCTGGACGGCGCGCGCAAGACCGGCGGCGCTTTCGACGGCTATGTGCGCAGCGGCACCACCGTCGAGCTGAAGGCCTTTACCGGCACGACCGGCGACAGCGGTGGCTTTGCCGTGCCACGGGAGATCGATGCGGCGATTGCCTCGGTGCTCAAGAGCGTCTCACCGATCCGCAGCATCGCCAATGTCGTGAGCGTGGGCTCGGCCGGCTATCGCAAGCTGGTGACCACCGGCGGCACGCCCTCGGGCTGGGCGAGCGAGACGGCGGCGCGGCCCGAAACCGCGACGCCCAGCTTCGTCGAACTCGCGCCGCCGATGGGCGAGCTCTATGCCAATCCCTCGGCCAGCCAGGCGATGCTCGACGATGCGGCCTTCGATGTCGAAGGCTGGCTGGCGGGCGAGATCGCGACCGAATTCGCGCGCGCCGAGGGGCAGGCCTTCGTCAATGGCAATGGGACCAACCGGCCCAAAGGGTTTCTGAGCAACCCCATCTCCACCGCCAAGGACGGCGTGCGCCCCTTCGGCACGCTGCAATATCTGGCGACGGGCGCGCCGGGGGCGTTCGGGCCCAATCAGGAAGAGCGGCTGGTCGATCTGGTCCAGTCCCTACGCGCGCCGTACCGTCAGGGGGCGTGCTTCGTGATGAACGCCGCGACCTCGGCGCGCATCCGCAAGATGAAGACGACGGACGGCCAGTTCCTCTGGGCGCCGGGCCTCATGGCGGGGCAGCCCGCGACGCTGCTCGGCTATCCGGTGGTCGAGGCGGAGGACATGCCCGACATCGCTGGCGATGCCTGTGCGATCGCCTTCGGCAATTTCCAGGCCGGCTACCTCATTGCCGAACGTGCCGAGACCGCGATCCTGCGCGACCCGTACAGCAACAAGCCGTTCGTGACCTTTTACGCGACGCGGCGGGTCGGCGGCTGTGTCAGCGACTCGGAGGCGATCAAGCTGATGAAGTTCGCGACGAACTAAGCGCTTGAAAAATCGGGGCAGCCGGCAGGGGGCTGCCCCGTAGTTCAGGGAGGATGCCGGACCCGGCCGGGGGGCGCGGGGTCGGCATGGCCGGTGCCCAGGGGGTGGCGGGCAGCGGCTGGCCGAGTCTCTGCTCCTCAAGTGTGACGCCCGTGTGTCGGACCTGTCGCAACCTGTATCGGTGAAGGAGAATTCATGATGAGCGGGACGATGGAGCCCATGCCGCCCGCGGCCGTGACGGCGGCAGCAGGAGCAGTGCGCGCGCTGTTGCGGCTGGAGGACGGTAATGAGGCGGCGCTGGTCGATCGGGTCGCCGGCGTCGCGCTGGGGCTGGCCGAATCCTTCTGCGGGCAGCTGCTGATCGAGCGGATGGTCGAGGATCGCGTCGCCGGCTCGGTCGCCTGGCAGCCGCTGTCGGCGACGCCGGTCCGCGCGATCCTGTCGGGGGGCGAGGGGGCGATCGATCGCGATGGCCGTGGCTGGGTCCGCACGCGCGAGGAACTGACGGTGCGCTACCGCGCGGGGCTGGCGGCGGATTGGGCGGGGCTGCCGCCGGAGATTGCGCACGGCGCCGCGATCATGGGCGCGCATCTGTTCGACAATCGCGATGCCGCCGCCGTGCCGCCCGCAGCGGTCGCCGCCTTGTGGCGGCCGTGGCGGCGGATGCGGCTCGATACGCCGAGGCGGGCATGACCGCGCGCGAGGCTTTGCGCGGCGGATTGCTGACCGGCCTACGTAGCGCCTTGCCGCCCTTGGGCGTGACGGTGTTCGACGCGCTGCCGGTCCGAGCGAGCGTGCCGCAGGCCGTGCTGGGCGAGCCGAGCGACAGCGATTGGGGGGCGGCGGGGATTGAGGGGCGCGAACTGCGCGTCACCGTCACCCTGACCGACGGGGGGGAGCAGCCCCGGCGGCTGCGCACCGCGATGCAGGCCGTCGAGGCGATCGCATTGCCGGAAGGACTTTCGGACGGGTGGCGGGTCGCCGGGCTGACCGTGACGGCGACGCGCATGGCCAAGAGCGGTGCGCGCTGGACCGCCAGCGTCGAGTGGCGCGCCCGGCTGTGGCGTGTGGGGCAATAAGGGGGAAGCGATATGGCAATCGAAAAGGGAAGCGCCTTTCTGCTCAAGATCGGCGACGGGACGGAGCCACCCGCCTTCGCGACGATGGCGGGGCTGCGCACCACGCAACTGTCGATCAATGGAGAGACGGTGGTGGTGACGTCCAAGGACTCGGGCGGCTGGCGCGAACTGCTGTCCGGTGCGGGGGTGCGGCATGTCAGCGTCGCCGGCGCAGGGGTATTCACCGGATCGGCGGCGGAGGCCCGGATGCGCGGCCATGCGCTGGCGGGCACAATCGAGAGCTATCGGTTGAGCTTCGAAAGCGGCGGTTCGATGACCGCGCGGTTCCTGGTCACGCGGCTGGATTATAGCGGCGATTTCGGTGGCGAGCGGACCTACACGCTGGCCTTGGAAAGCTCCGGCCCGGTGGTGGCGGCATGAGCGCGCCGGCGAATCCCATGCGGGGTGAGGCGGCGCTGCGCGTCGGAGGCAGCGAACTGGTCGTGCGTCCGAGTTTCCAGGCGCTGGTCGCGGCGGAGGGCGAACTCGGGCCCTTGTTCGAGCTGGTCGAGCGCGCGGGCGAGGGCAAGCTGTCGCTCGGCGAGGCGGCGGCCCTGATCTGGCATTGCCTGCGCGAGGTCCCCGAGGGGCTGAGCCGCGAGCAACTGGGCGAGGCGCTGGTCGAACTGGGGCTAGCGGCGCTGGCGCCCGTGCTGCGCCAATTGCTGCGCCAGATATTGGGCGGGCGGTGACCTTCGCCGAGGATGCGGCGCGGCTGGCGGGCATGGCGGGGGCTGTGCTGGGCTGGTCGCCCAAGCGCTTCTGGCGCGCGACGCCGGCCGAGCTTCAGGGCGTGGTGACGGCGATGACGGGGGCGGGGCAGGGCGGGGGCGACCCGCCTTCGCCTGCTACGCTCGCCCGATTGCGGGAGATGTATCCGGATGGATGAGCAGGATCTTGTCCCCCGCATCGATATGCGGGGCTTCGCCGCCGACATGGCGACGATGCGGGCCGAATTGTCACGGGGCCTGGGCGACGCGGCAGAACTGGGCGCGCGGACGATCGAGGGCTCGCTGCTCCGCGCCGCACGTACCGGCAAATTCGGGTTCGAGGAGCTGAAGGCGACCGCCTTGTCGGTGCTCGACCAAATCGCACGGGCGGCGTTGCGGCAGGGCGTGGGGTCCCTGGGGAATGGCGCGGGATTGCTCGATCTGCTGGGCGGCTTGGTGTCGGGCCTGCCCGGCCGCGCGACCGGCGGACCGGTATCGCCCGACCGCCCCTATCTGGTCGGCGAGCGGGGACCCGAAGTCTTTGTGCCGACCAGCAGTGGGCGGGTCGAGACGCTGCGCCCCGGCGGTGGCCCACGCGAGGTGCGGGTCGCGATCACGATCAATGCCGGGCCGGGTGAGGCGGGCGGCGTGCTGCAACGCTCCAGCCGCCAGGTGGCGCGGGCGGTGCGCGCCGCGCTGGCCGAGGATTGAGGGGAGGGGCATATGCAATGGTGTCTGCATAGCGAACGCCGGGCGCAGCGGAGCGATACGCTGTCGCGCTTCGATCCGCGGTACTGGACGGTCGATTTCCCGCGCCCGATGATGGCGGCGGTGGTGGCGACCGCGGCGGATGCGTTGCGCATCGATGCCGTCTTCTACCGCGCCGACGATCTGGCGGGGCTGATCTGGGAGTCCGCCGACCGGCACGACCATCCGCTGCTGCGCTATGAGACGGTGCGTGATTATCGCAACTGCCGGTTGCGGTTCCGCTGGCGCTCGGGCGGGATCAAGCCGCTCGATGCCATTCATGGGCCGACACTGACCATCGAGGGGCGTGACGCAGAAGGGTGGCCGCGCGCCTGGTATGTCCGGTTGTGGAATTACGCGACCGGCACGCCCGAAGACGCCGAGGTCGCGATCGACTTCGCGGATCTGGCCGGCGGGTTCACATTTCCGGAAAATCGCGATCCCGTCTGGGTGGGGGATGTCGACCGGATGTTCGTCTCGCTAGTCGCGCCCGATTACAATGCGGGTGCGCAATTTCTGGTCCAGCCGCAGGAGGGTTGGGTCGAACTGACCGGCATCGCCTGCGATGGGCCCGGCGCGGTGATCGGGGTGGGCGCGGCGGTACTGCCCGAACAGGGGTTCGGCATCGCGAGCGGCTATGACGACAGCTATCACCTGACGCCGCAGCGTTTGCTGCGCAACATGCTGCATCTCGGCTATCGCGGCAGCATCGTCCATTATGTCGGCATGAGCCATTATTTCCGGCTCGAACGCAGTGGCGAAGGGCTTTACGCGAGCCTGCAGGGCGGTGCGCTCAACGTGGCAAGTGCGGCATGGCATCGTGGCTTTGCCCATGAGGCCAAGGCGCTGGGCTATGACCTGATCTGGTCGCTGTCCTACGAGCTGTTCGATGCGCATTGCTGGGGCGACTGGAAGCAGCGGTCCGCCGATGGCGCGCCCGCGCTGACCGGCTGGTCGCCGCCTTCGACTTTGCTCAGCCCGGCGCATGCGGGAGCGATGGCCTATCTGCACGCCGTCGCGCGGGCGTTTCTGGCGCTCGGGCAAGCCGCCGGACTGGTGCCGAAATTCCAGGTTGGCGAGCCCTGGTGGTGGGTGCGCCCTTCGGACGGCGCGCCGTGCCTTTACGACGCGGCGGCGGTGGCCGCCTTCGCGCCGGTGCCGATGGCGAGCATGATAGGCCCAAAAAGCCAGACGCAGCGCGACACGCTCGACCGGGCGGGCGCCTGCTTGGCGGCGTCGACGGCGGCACTGTGCGCGGCCGCCAAAGCGGCGGCACCGGGCTGCGTGACGCATCTGCTCACCTATCTGCCGACCGTGCTCGATCCCCAGGCGCCCGAGGCCAAGCGCGCCAACATGCCGGTAGGCTGGGCCAGCCCCGCCTTCGATGTGCTGCAACTGGAGGATTATGACTGGGTGACCGCGGGCGACACCGCCTCGACCCGCAAGGGCGTCGCGCTGGCCGAGGCGCGGCTCGGCTATCCGCCCGAGCGTCAGCATTATCTGTCGGGCTTCGTGCTGCGCGCCGATCAGCGCGCGCAATGGCGCTGGATCGCCGACGCCGCCCAGGTCGCGCGGGAGAGGGGCGTCGCGGCGACCTTCCTGTGGGCGATGCCACAGGTGATGCGCGACGGGTTCGTCTGTTGGGAGGGGGAGGACGATATGCAGGCTTTCGATGATATACTCTTCCCCCTGGCGCTGGGGCGCGAGGCGGAGGTCACGCCGGGCTTCTCCACCGCGATCCTGACCAGTGCGGGCGGGCGTGAGGCGCGCAATGCGAGTTGGGCGGAGGCGCGAACGACCTATGATGTCGGCCCCGGCATCCGCTCGGCCGAGGATATCGCCGCGCTGCTGGCCTTCTTCCGCGCGCGCATGGGCCCGGCGCGCGGTTTCCGCCTGCGCGATCCGTTCGACAGCACGGGGGCCGATGAGAGCGTCGGCATGGGCGACGGCACCACGCGCCGTTTCGCGCTGGTCCGCCATTATGGCGATCAGTCGCGCCGTATCACCCGCCCCGTGCCGGGCAGCGTGTCGGTGAAGGTCGCAGGCCGCAGCATTACCGGCTTCGTGGTGGAGCCGGGCGGCTGGCTGCTCTTCGACACCGCTCCGGCGGTTGGGGCGGCGATCACCGCGAGCTTCACCTTCGACGTGCCCGTGCGCTTCGCCGAGGACCGGTTGAGCGCGACGCTGGCCGGGTTCCGGGCGGGCGCGGCCCCCTCGGTCCCGCTGGTCGAGGTGCGCGAGGCATGAGCGAGGACAGGCTGACCAATTGGGTGCTCTGCTGGCGGATCGAGCGGCGCGACGGGGTGACGATCGGGCTGACCGGCCATGACCATGATCTGTGGATCGAGGGACTGTGCTACCGCGCGGCGCCCGGCCTGACGCCCAGCGCGATCCTGCGCGGCGATGGCCTCGACCCCGATCTGATGGAAGCCTCGGGCGCGCTGACCAGTGCCGTGATCGCCGAGCGGGACTTGATGGCGGGCCGCTGGGATGGGGCCCGTGTCGCGGCGCTGGCGGTCGATTGGAACGGAGTGGAAGCCTCCGTGCCGCTCGGGCAGGGCGAGATCGGCGCGGTACAACTGGCCGAGGGGGGCTTCACTGCCGAGTTGCGCGGCGTCGGCGCGCTGCTCGACCGACCGGTGGCGGAGGAGACCTCCCCCGATTGCCGCGCGTCGCTCGGCGACCGGCGCTGTCGGGTGGCCATGGCGGGGCGGCGGCAGTTCGCGCGGGTCACCGGTTGGGACGGCGAGGATGGGCTGACCCTGGATACGGTCGAGCCGGTCGCCAATGCCTATGGCCAGGGTCGGTTGATCTGGTTCGGCGGGGCCAATGCCGGGCTGGAGACGATGGTGAACCGATCGGAGGGCAACCGGCTCTGGCTGTCGGCCGCGCCGGCTTTCGCGGTGGAGGGGACACCGCTGATAGAGCTGGTCGAGGGCTGTGACAAGCGGCTGGAGACCTGCCTGTCGCGCTTCGGCAATGTCGTGAACTTTCGCGGCGAGCCGTTCCTGCCCGGCATCGACCTCCTGACCCGCTATCCCGGCGCATGAACCGGGTGGAGGCGGCGGCGCGGGCGCTGGTTGGCGTGCGGTTCCGGCTGCATGGGCGGGGGGCGACGCATGGGCTCGACTGTGTCGGGCTGGTCGCGGCGGCGACGGGGCGGGCGGCACCGACCGGCTATGGCTGGCGCAGCGGAGACGAGGCGCGGGTGGCGGCGCTGCTCGATACGGTCTTTGCGCGCGGCGCGGACGAACCCGGCGCGGTCCTGCTGCTGCGCGCCGGGCCGGGGCAACTCCATCTGGCGATCCGGGTGAGCGACGGGATCGTCCATGCCGATGCCGGTCTTCGTCGCGTCGCGTGGCGGCCGGGAGCACCGCCCTGGCCGGTGCTGGGATATTGGAAGGGGGAGGGGTAATGGCGACCTTGGTCTTGGGCACGGTGGGGCGGGCGCTGCTGGGGCCCGTGGGCGGCGCGATCGGCGCGCTGATCGGCAACCGGGTCGATCACGCGGTGCTGGGCGCGCCCCGGCGACAGGGACCGCGCCTGACCGAGCTGTCGGTCCAGACTTCGACCTATGGCACGCAGATGCCCGCCATTTTCGGCACGATGCGCGTCGCCGGGCCGGTCATCTGGGCGACCGACCTGATCGAGGCGCGGGGCGTCACCGGCGGGGGCAAGGGGCGGCCGGGCGTCGAAAGCTATAGCTATTCCGCCAATTTCGCGGTCGCGCTGTCGGGGCGGCGGATTGGCCGTGTCGGGCGGATCTGGGCCGATGGGCGGTTGCTGCGCGGGAGCGCGGGGGACTTCAAGGTCGCGACCGGGTTTCGCCTTTATCCGGGCACCGAGGATCAGCCGGTCGATCCGCTGATCGCCTCAGTCGAAGGCCCTCGCGCCTCGGCCTTTCGTGGGATCGCCTATGCGGTGTTCGAGGGGCTGGCGCTGGCCGAGTTCGGCAATCGTATCCCGCAACTGACCTTCGAGGTGGAGGGTGATGCGGGTCCGCTGAGCTGCGAGGCGATCGCGCGTCACCTCTCGCCTGAGGTGCGGGTAGGCGATGGCGGGACTCCGGTGGCCGGGTTCGCCGCCAGCGGTGGCAGCGTCCGCGCGGTCCTGGCGATGCTGGCCGATATGAGCGGGGGGCAATGGGTGGGTGAGGGAGACGGCATCCGTCTCGCCGTGCCCCTGGCGGACGCCGTGCCACGCGTGATCCATGACGAAGGAATGGGCGCACAAGGACCGGGGCGGCGCGGGCAGCGGGCGATCGCGGCGGAGGCCAGCCTGCCCGCCAGCGTGACGATCGCCCATTATGATCCGGCGCGCGATTATCAGATCGGGGTGCAGCGCGTCGCCCGGCCTGGAGGCATACGCGATGAACGGCTCGATTGGGCGGCGGCGATCGACGCGACGACCGCGCGGACGATGGCGCAGGATCGGCTGGCAAGGGCGGCGGTCGAACGGGTGCGGCGGATCGTGACCCTTGGGCCGGAAGCGCTGGCCATCGCACCTGGCGCGGTCGTCGCGATCGACGGCGAGCCGGGCCGCTGGCGCGTGATCGAGGCGGCGTGGGAGGCGATGGCGGTCCGCCTGACCTGCACGCCGCTCGGCCATAAGGGGCCGATGTTGCCGGCCTCGCCCGGCCGGATCGCACGATCGCCCGACCGTGCGATCGGGACCACCCGCCTGATCGCGTTCGAGGCGCCACCGCTCGACGATCAGCTGCTGACCGGTCCACGCCTGTCGTTGGTGGCGGCCGGTGGTCCGGGATGGCGGCAGGCCGGTCTGTCCTACAGCCTGGACGATGGTGCGAGCTGGATCGCGCTGGGGATGACGGCGATGCCCGGTCTGGTCGGCCGTCTGGTGTCGGCGGTTTCGGGCGGCGGCGCGGCGCTGATCGACCGGCGCGGGGTGCTGGTCGTGGCGCTGGCGGGCGATCTGGCCGATGCGGATAGGGCGGCGATCGATGCGGGGGCCAATCTCGCCTGGCTGGGCGGCGAACTCCTCCAGTTCGGGCGGGCCGAGCCGTTGGGGGATGGCCATTGGCAGCTCAGCATTCTCCGCCGAGGTCTGCGCGGCACCGAAGCGATGATCGGACGGGCGGTGCCGGGCGATCCCATCGTCCTGATCGATGCACCGAGCGTGCGGGTGGTCGACCTGCCGATGACGATGCTGGGCCGTCAGGTCCGTTTCCTGGCCCATGGTGTGGGCGACGGGATCGAGGGTGTGCAGACGGGCGCGACGGTAACGGGGCAGTCGATCCGTCCGCCTTCGCCCGTTCATTGGCGATGCCGGCGTAGGGCCGATGGTCTGGTCACGATCGGCTGGACGCGTCGCAGCTGCAGCGGCTGGCGCTGGATCGATCGGGTCGATGTGCCGCTGGGCGAAGAATCGGAGCGCTATCGCCTGACCATCGGCGACCGCGAGGAAGAGGTGTCGAGCCCCGGCTGGACCGGCGCGGCACCCGACGGAACCAGGGTTGCGGTGCGGCAGATCGGCACATGGGCCGCCTCGTTGCCGCTGGTCGGGATCATTGGGGGAGAGACGATATGACGGACGCGACACCGCGCTGGCTGCTGCCGTTCCTGGCGGTGGGGCAGGCGCAGAAGGAATGGACCCACAACGAAGCGCTGGTGCTGGTCGACCTGCTCACGCACCCATGCGTCGAGGCGGTCGGGGTGAACGCGCCGCCCGTCGCACCCGCATTGGGGCAATGCTGGATCGTCGGCGATAGCCCGACGGGCGAGTGGATCGGCCATGTCCGGGCGCTCGCGGCCTGGACCGATGGCGGGTGGCGATTCCTGTCGCCGCGCGTCGGATTGAAGGTCTGGAGTCGGGCCGATCGGTATCATTGCCACTGGGACGGTGATCTGTGGCAACGGGGCTTGGTTCCCGCCCTGTCGATTCAAGTCGAAGGAAAAAAAGTTGTTGGCGCGCAACAACTTGGGATTCCGATCCCCGCTGGCGGACAAGTCATTGATTCCGAAGCGCGTTTGGCGCTGAAGGCGGTGATCGAAGCATTGCAGGCGCATGGTTTGCTGGCCGGGGCATGAGCAAAAATCTGTGCTCTTAATGCAACAGTGCCGGGCTTTTGTTCGCTTGCGTGGAAACCAACGCTCCGATAGTGGGTTTGCGCTGTCCGTAGTGACAACCAAGAAAGGGGACTATGATGCGGAAGCTTGCCATTGTTCTGGCACTCGCCTCCACCGCTCTGGCTTCGCCTGCCCTCGCCCGCGACAAGTCGTGGTACGTCGGCATCGAAGGCGGCGGGATGATCGTCGAAGACATCGATTATGATGTCACCGGCACGCGCACTGGCGTCGCCAGCGTCGACCATGACTATGGTTATGACGTTGACGCCGTGATGGGTTATGACTTCGGTGGCTTCCGCCTCGAAACCGAAGTCGGCTATCGTCGCGCAACCGTCGATGGTTTCAGCTCGACCACGCTGACCAACACCGGCATCGGTGCTGGCACCGTTCCGGCTGGCAACTATGACTATGCCGGCGGCTCGACCTCGGCGCTCAGCTTCATGCTGAACGGCTTGCTCGACTTCGGTGCCGATGACGGCATCCAGGGCTTCGTCGGCGGTGGTGTCGGTGTCGCTCGCGTCAAGGCGAACTACGCCCTCAACAACCGTGCTGACTTCCTGAACGACTCGGACACCGTGTTCGCGTGGCAGGCTCTGGCGGGCATCCGTGCTCCGCTGACCGACCACATCGACGCGACGTTGAAGTATCGCTTCTTCAACGCCGAGAACGTCAAGCTGGTTGACGTCGCGAACAACACGTTCGACGGCCGCTTCCGCTCGCACTCGATCCTGGGTGGCGTGGCGTACAAC